TATCCTAAAGGTGCTATTGAATTAGAACATCAAGCTCAGTGGCTGATGTCAAAGCAGGAGCGTAACGGCTTTCCGTTTGATGTCTTTAAAGCTCAGGAGTTGGAAGAAGTTTTGAGAAAAAGAAGTGCTATTTTAGATGCTCTAATTCGCAAGGAAGTACCACCTATTCCAGGCAAGGTTTTCATACCTAAAAGAGACAATAAAAAACTTGGCTATAAAGCTGGCGTGCCTATCCAGCGTTATAAAGACTTTAACCCAAACAGCAGACAGCAACTTGAATGGGTTATTACAAAACATTTTAATTATAAGCCTGATAACGACGAACTCTACGAAGATACTCGACTGAAGATTGACGATATTACTTTTGGGTTCATTAAGGCTGACCCCAAGGCACCTGAAGCACTTAGAACACTTGCTGTGCCTATGGAAGAATACCTTATGGTTTCTAAAAGACTTGGACAAGTAAGCGACGGGAAAATGGCGTGGCTGAAAATGGTTCGGGCAGATGGTCGTATTCACGGACGTGTCAATCCTTGTGGTGCTGTAACTGGTAGGGCAACCCATTCTTACCCGAATGTTGCCCAAGTACCGGCTGTAGGCAGTCCATACGGTAAAGAATGTCGTAGTCTATTTAAAGTCCCTGACGGATGGTATCAAGCGGGTGTCGACGCCAGTGGACTTGAACTTCGTTGTTTAGCTCATTTTATGGCACCATATGATAACGGTGCTTATGCCCATGAAATCCTTAATGGTGACATTCATACAGCCAATCAGATTGCCGCAGGGTTACCCGAACGTAACCAAGCCAAGACATTTATTTATGCCTTTTTGTATGGTGCAGGTGACGCTAAAATTGGCAAAATTGTACATGGTGATGAAAAAGACGGGCGACGTTTAAAGAAAGAATTTTTAAAGAAGACACCAGCTATTGCTCAACTTAGAGCCGCCATAGAGAATACTCTCGTAGAAAAGAGAGGTCTTCGTGGAAATATTATTAAATGGCGTAGAAAATACCTTAAAGGACTAGATGGCAGACCGCTTCATGTACGATCTATCCATTCAGCTCTCAACCTGCTCCTTCAATCAGCGGGTGCACTTATCTGCAAAAAGTGGATAGTGCTTCTCGAAGAAAACCTGCTTGCACTCGGTCTTGACCATGGGGCTGACTTTCAATACATGGCGTGGGTACATGATGAAGTACAGGTTGCCTGCCGGACAAAAGAGATTGCTGAAACTGTCGTTGAGATAGCTCAGGAATCCATGAGACAGGCACAAGACTTTTTCGGTTTCAGAGTGCAACTGGATACCGAAGGAAAGATAGGTAAAACGTGGTGCGATTGT